ACCTTGCCTTCGATCTCACTAATCGTGTCAAGTAAAGCATCAATCCGTTTGTTGGGTATCTCAATTAATTCACCATCGTCCGTGCGAACATGACCCGACAGCACCTGTTGCAGCCGAAGCATCTGGGTTATGACCTGAGGGGCTGATACCAAGTCATCTTCCAGGATGATCATGGCTTCTCGTTTCAGATCCATGTACATTTTTATTTGTTCCGTGGACAGTGGTACATGCCTGACGGTGTACGTTTTGGGCGGAAGATCCAGACAGTCTTTTTTCAACACACGAAAGCTGAAGTTCTTGATCTTGTCTGATAGTTCATCAAGGTTTCGATAGCCAAGTATCTGCTGGTATGTATGGCTTTGGCCTGAAACTTTTTGCAACCAAGCGTATCTGTTTTGAAAAGTATAGAAGTTATTACACCCTAGAATCTTTTGTGACAGTAGATGAAACTGACTGTAAAGATCCATGGGATTGTTTGTTACTGGAGAACCGGTCAAAATTCTGCGATAATAAAATTTGTGTGCTATTTTTATGAGGTTCTTGGTGCGTTTGGCCTTGTGGTTTTTGACTGTGGTGCTTTCGTCCACCGCAATCATACCTCTGTTGCCTCGCATCGAGGCCACGGTTAGGGCAAAGTCGTTACCTTTCTTAGTGGAAAACGCCTCTACATTCATAACAAAGATAACAAGATGTTCAGATTTAATATTACCAAGAGAATTTAATTTTTCCTTTTGTTTTTTATTTGGACTTGGAACCCATCGAATCACTTCTCTTTTAATGTCATTGGATAAATGTGCAGGGATCTCTGCGTTAACCCAGTTTTGATACACACCTTTTGGTGCTACAACCATGAGAAAATTTATTTCTCCACGGGCGTATAAAATTCCTGCGTCATCAAGCAAACATTTGGATTTTCCTGTGCCCATCTCCATCAAATAAGCAAACGCCGTTTTACGATCAGCTTCTTTAACTGCATCTAACTGATGCTGATATGGTTTAGTTTTAAAATTGTAGTTGACAGTCATAGCATTCTACCTTAAAAAATAATCTGTTATTGCATAATGCTGTAACAGATGTCAACCAGAAAGCCGAAGGGCATGTACTTATAACGAGGTGAAAATGAAAAACTTATTTGAAGAAATGGTAGCAGATGCTGATGAGTTTAAGAATATAACGGATGAGGGTGGGTCAACGCTGACCAACCTGGTTCAACAAACACAAAGGCTCGATGCTGATATTACACAAGCAGAAGAGGCTGTCAAAAGTCTTAAAGCAGAGAAACGAAAACTAACGGAAGAACTTATTCCCATGAAAATGGGTGAGATGGGAGTTGAAAAATTTGAAACGGCAAACGCCGTGGTGAGCATCAAACCAGTGGTGCATGCATCTATTCCAAAAGATAAACAGGAACAAGCGTTTGCGGAACTCAGAGCCAACGGTGACGGAGACCTCATTAAGAACGAAGTGCGAATTAATTTTGGCATGGGTCAGGACAACGAAGCTGGTGCGGTTATGGACAACCTCAGACAACAGGGGTTGGAACCCACACAAAAAACATTTGTGCATCCAAGCAGCTTAAAAGCCTACATCAAAGATAAGGTTCAAAGTGGGGATCCAATTAACTTAGACAACTATGGTGCATACGTTGCACAAACAGCTTTCGTAAAGGGGAAATAAAATGGCTACAAAAATTACAAAAAAAGAATCTAATCTTCCAGCCGCTTTAATGGAAGACATGTTAGCAGATGCTGGTGATGGTGTAGATTACAACACAGATGAGCTAACAATACCACGCATTCAATTAGTGCAGGCTTTATCACCAGAGCTAAAAAAGACAGACCCTAAATTTATCGAGGGCATATCTGCGGGTGATATATTTAACACCGTAACACGTGAACGATATGCAGCAGAGGATGGTGTCAATGTCGTTGTTGGGTATCAATCCACTAAATATAACGAATGGATACCTCGTGACCAGGGTGGTGGTTTTGTTCAAGAACTTAGCGCAGACAGTCAAGATGTTAAACAGGCAACTAGAGAGGGTGCTCGTGAAACACTACCTAACGGTAATGAACTCGTTAAAACAGACGAGAGTTATGTGTTAGTTCAAACAGAAAGCGGTTGGGCTCCAGCTATTATTAGCATGGTAAAAACTCAACTAAAGGTTAGCCGCCGTTGGAAAACACAAATTCTTATGCAGACAGTAAAAATGAAGGGTGAAAGCAAACGTCTTCCTTTGTATGGGACTATATGGAAATTAAAATCTGTAGAGGAGACCAACAAAAACAACGAGTCATATTACAACTGGACTGTTGAAAAAGTTGGTATTGTGGAAGATCCTGCTTTATATAATGAAGTGAAGACCTTCCGTCAAAGTGTATCTGATGGGGAGGTAAAAACAGCACCAGATCAGGATCCTGGAGTTGCTCCCGACTCTAGTGTCAATGACGATAGCATACCGTTCTGATCGTGGTGCAGCGAGGTCACCGTGTAGCCGGTGGCCTCGCACTTTTTCGGGAGAAAGTAATTGTCGAATGCAGAGAGATTCCGACAATTGTTTCTTGGATCTTCTATTGCCCACGGTCACACAGAACTTGGACCAAGAGGACGTAATGGAAAACAAGAAGCAAAGAGTCGAGTAAGACAGGGTGCACTGGACAATGATATGATTCAACAGCATCTTGATGGAACGCTAGGAGTTGGAGCGATACCAATTGACGTGGATAGTCTATGTTCTTTTGGTGTAATAGATATTGATACATATCCATTGGATCTAGTTGCCTTAAATAAAAAAATAATAAAACTAAAGATGCCACTGACAATTTGTAGATCAAAGTCGGGGGGCGCACATCTGTATGTTTTCTTAAAAGAACGCACTGAAGCTACTTTAATCCGTGAGGCTCTTGAAGAAATGGCTTCAATACTAGGTCATGCTAGTGCAGAGATATTTCCAAAACAAACTACGATACAAGTTGATCGAGGAGAGACAGGCAACTTTATAAACTTACCTTACTTCGATCACTCAGAAACAATGAGATACGGTCTAGATAAAACTGGAAACGCTTTTAGTCTTAGAGATTTTTTAGACCATGGTGAATCCAACAAGGTGGATAAGCATACTCTTATGCATCAAGACTTTGGTGTATTTGAAGATGGGTTTAGTGACTGTCCTCCCTGTATGCAATCACTAATACGTGAGGGTGTTGGAGAGGGTAACCGTAATACTTTTATGTTTAACGCTTGTACCCAAGAGAAAAAACGTAACCCAGACAAGTGGAAGAAAGAAGTGGAGAAGATAAACATACAGGCATGTACTCCACCTTTGTCTTCACGTGAATTGTTACAGCTACAAAAGCAGCAGGAAAAGAAAGACTATCAATATCAGTGCAACCAGCACCCATTAAAATCATTTTGTAACCGTGAGATATGCAAGAAAAGAAAGCACGGTATTGACGGTGGTCCGGTGCTCACGATCAATGGTCTAAGTGTACTGGAATCTGACCCTCGTGTCTGGTTCGTTAGTATTGATGGCAGGACTGTAGAACTATCGACAGAACAACTACAAGTTCCGCTACAGTTTCAACGAGCATGCATGGAACAACTACATTTTATGCCACCAATACCGAAACAAGCGGATTGGACTAATGCTCTTAACACATTGATGCAGACAGCTTCTGTTATCGAGGTGTCAGAAGAAGACACAGAGCGCGGCCAGTTTAAAGATTTCGTTATTGAATACTGCACTGGCAGGCTAACAGCCCAGGATCCGTCAGAGGTAACGATAGGCAAGGCATGGACGGATGAGGATCAAAACGTGATCTATTTTAAACCAGAGGGTCTTGAAAGATTCTTAGAACAAAAAGGTTTTATTAAGTATCGCAACAAGCGCGGTATTCTCATGACGCGATTATCTGAACTGGGAGGAGAAAAGAGTGCTCGTTTATCTTGGAAGGACACATACACAGGTAAAAAAATGAGAGTGAGGTGTTGGAAGATTCCAACCTTTGATGAACAGGACGTTCCTACTGAAGTAAAACTACCAACAATGGAGAATATTAAAAATGACGACATCCCCTTCTAATTTTTTAAAGATAGATGAAGTGGCTAAAATTTTACAAGTCGATAGGACAACAATCTATCGCTGGCTGAAGGAGGGTACATTTCCAGACCCTACTCGTATTGGCCCTGCTTTTAAGATGGAGAATGGTAAGAAGAAACCAAAGAGACAAGGTATACGTTGGGAGGAAGACCTCATTCGTGCTTGGATGAAAGACAACGCATGGCAAGGTTTAGTTAATGCGGAAGATTGAACAGCTTTACTTTGGGCCACCAGGGTGCGGTAAAACATATACTCTGATGCAAGTTATCAGGGATTTGATGGGCGAGGATGGTATACCTCCCCACCAGATAGCGTTTTGCTCCTTCTCTCGTAAAGCAATTCAAGAGGCTAGAGAGAGAGCTGGCTCAGATCTTTCATTAAGTAAGGAAGAGACACCGCATTTTAGAACGCTTCACTCAACTTGTTACCATGCTCTTGGTCTTTCCTCTAGCCAGGTTATGGGATCAGAGGACTATAAAGAGATTGGTAGAGGTATGCACCACAACCTTAACTTTGATGCAGAGGTTGATGATTCTACAGGTTTGACAACAACAAGTAATCCATACCTTCGTTGTATTGAACTGTCTCGTGCTCGACAGACCAGTTTAGAAAGCGAGTTTAAACGCATAAACAATCCAACAATGCATTGGACTTTACAAGAACAGATAGATGCAAATATAAAAATATACAAACAAGAAAAAGAAAAGTTTGATTTTGCTGATATGCTATCTCTTTTTGCTAAAGGGCAAGGCTCTGCTCCAGAGATAGAAGCGTTAATAGTAGACGAGGCACAGGATTTAACCGCATTACAGTGGGCCGTGGTTCGTAGACTTAAACAAACAGCTAGTCATGTTTTCTATGCAGGAGATGATGACCAAGCTATCCATCGATGGGCTGGCGTAGAAGTCTCAAGGTTTACTGGATGCACGGAAAATAAAATAGTTTTAGATCAAAGTTATCGTGTTCCACGTAAGGTTCACGCTCTTGCAGAGTCTATTGTTTGTCGGATTAAAAACAGATATCAGAAGACCTGGAGGCCAACAAATCAAGACGGAAATATATCATTCAATCTTAATGTCTGGGACTTAAATTTAGATCATGGATCTTGGACGATTATGGGCAGAACCAATAGATTGTTGGTTCCTATCATGCAAGAGTTAAGTGAAAATGGATACTTGTACGAGGACAGCAACGGTAACACAAACATATCACAGAGAATCTTAACAGCTAAAGTTACATGGGAGAACTTAGCTAGTGGTGGTCAGGTGGATCTCAATTCGATTAGAAGTTTGTATGAACAGATGCCCAAGAACAACAAGATCTTAAAAAGAGGAGCGTCTTCTTTTCTTGACACATTAGATCCAGAAATACCTCACACAATAACAGCGTTACAAGAGAGCGATAAGTTTTTAGCCACCAACAACATGCCGTGGTTCGAGGTTATCAAAGGTGTGAACGATAGCACTCGTGCAAAGTTTGATGCGGTTTTGCGTAGAGAAGGATCTAAAGGTTTATCCAATCCAAGAATTAAAGTTTCCACAATACATCGTATGAAAGGTGGTGAAGACGATAATATAATTTTATTGAGTGATACATCTTATGCCGCGAATAAGTACGGTGATATCGATGATGAAAGGCGTGTGTTTTATACTGGTGTTACCAGAGCTAAACAGAAACTTCACATTATAGAACCTCAAACAAAAACATATTTCCAGGAGTTAATGCTATGAAAACCATCTTGGTTTATCCAACAAACGAAACTCTTAATATAGTTATTGATGGAAAGGCTTATAAAAAAGACATGACTGCACCTGATATGGTTAGATTAGCTAATGAACTTCTAACAAGAGCATCTGACATGATGTACTTTGAAAAATGGAATAAGAAAAATGACAGCTAACTACGAGTTTAATTACGTCTACGATACGACATGGCAACCGCCTGATGTTTTTCCTGACTTAACCAACAGCAAAAACATGGCCATAGATCTTGAGACTTGTGATCCAAACATCAAGACACGTGGTCCTGGTTGGCCATACAAGGATGGCTACATCGTAGGATTTGCTATCGCTGCCGGTGACTTTGCAGGATACTACCCTATCGCTCATGCTGGTGGTGGTAACATAGATAAGAACATCGTTCTGCGGTGGGTTAAAAAACAGCTTGCTACTCCTGACATACCCAAGATTATGCACAACGCTATGTATGATGCGGGTTGGTTACAGACAGAGGGTATCGAGGTTCAAGGTAAAATTATCGATACGATGATTGCCGCGCCTCTTGTAGACGAGAACAGATTTTCATATTCGTTAGATGCCCTTGGCAAGCATTACCTTGATATGCGTAAAGACGAAAGGACACTAAAAGAAAGAGCGGCTGAGTTTGGGTTCGATGCTAAAGCCGATCTATGGCGTATGCCATCACAGTTTGTTGGGGAATATGCTGAGATGGATGCCGTACTAACACTACGTTTGTGGGAACATTTAAGTGCGATAATCAACAAAGAAGAACTGACCTCAGTCTTTGAATTAGAGACAGGACTGATCCCTGTCGTATTAGAGATGCGCCGTCGGGGGGTACGTGTTGATCTGGATATCGCAGAACAGGCAAAAGAAAAACTAAACTCTTCCTACAACAGCTTATGGCAGAAAATATATAAAGAAACGAACGTGGAACTTGAACCGTGGGCAGCGGCTTCGGTTGCACAGGTCTTTGACAGTATGGACTTGCACTACAACAAAACTAAAACAGACCAACCTTCTTTTACAAAACAGTTTTTAAATGAACATTCACATCCGATTGCTAAGAAGATTGTGCGTTTAAGAGAGTTGGATAAAGCTAAGAGTACTTTTATTGAGACAATTCTAAACTACGAACACAAAGGCAGAATACATGCAGAGTTTCATGCCTTGAGATCAGACGATGGGGGGACAGTTACTGGCCGATTCTCGTCATCTCACCCCAATCTACAACAGATGCCAGCACGTGATCCTGAGATTAAGAAACTTATACGAGGGTTGTTCTTGCCCGAAGAGGGAGAGAAGTGGGGTAGCTTTGACTACTCGTCCCAGGAGCCACGGTTGTTGGTGCACTTTTGTGGATCTTTGCCAGACAAGTTTCGCCATCCCAAGATAGAGGGTGTTATACAAGAATACAACGAGGGTGACCCCGACTTTCACCAGATGGTGGCAGACATGGCCGACATAAGCCGTAAGGATGCCAAGACAGTCAACCTTGGAATTATGTATGGCATGGGTCAGAAAAAGCTAGCTGGCGTTCTAGGGGTCAGTATAGACGAAGCAAAGGAGCTTCTTGGACAGTACCATGTCAAGGTGCCTTTTGTTAAGGACATTGCCGATATCGCCATGAAACAGGGACAGGATGCCGGTCAGGTGAGAACTATACTTGGCAGGCGTTGTCGGTTTGATATGTGGGAGCCAAAGTCCTACCAGTACAACAAGCCTATGAACTTTGATAACGCAATTAAAAACTATGGCGGTAAGGGTATGATTAGACGTGCCTTTACATACAAGGCATTAAACAGGTTGATACAGGGGTCAGCAGCTGACCAGACCAAGAAAGCCATGCTTGAATGCTACAAGGCTGGATATCAGCCATTGTTACAGGTGCATGACGAACTATGCTTTAGTATTAAAGAAGGTGAAGAAAAGGATATTGCCGAAATCATGGAGACTTGTGTGGATTTATTAGTTCCGTCCAAGGTTGATGTGGCTATAGCCGATAACTGGGGGGATGTAGATTAGAAATCGTTGCCAGTACGCATCATTTCACTAAGTCTTTCAGCCCGTTTGCCTACCTGACGAGCCCACTTGGAATCTAAAAGCTCATCTGCTGCTTGATCCCACATCTGTTGTTTCATGTACGAGATGGACTTCTTGAATCCAGAGAACCGTGGCATACCCAGATTAAACACAAGGTCACACAACACACGTTGCCGCACCTCATCAAGGTCTTTCCACCAGGGCATTACATTATCAAGTTCTCTGACAACGATGTCGATATCGTTACTTAACAGGTAGTCTATTTCATCGTCTGAAAGACCACGATCACGTAGGTTACGTCCCACTCCAATGGTGGGTATCCCCTCGCTGTCATCATATACGGTTTTTTCAACTCCTTCATGGAGGCGAAGTTGATCTATTAGTCTATCTCTATTCATCATTGCTGTCCAAAAGTGCCACGTGTAACAGGGTTAGGCACCAGTATAGGGTTGACATTGGTCCGTGAACCAGGTGGTGGTGGTGGTTGTGTTTGAATCGGAACCGGTGGTGGTTGGGGTGGTGGCATTCTAGTGCGGTTATTAGGAAGTATCCTAGTGCGGATAGCCTCTAAAATTTCTTCGTTTGTCATGCTACTAGGAAACCTAACAACCCCGACATTTGGTATTTCCACAGAGGTAAACTGTTCTTGAGGAGTCTCAACCGCTTGTTGTTCAGATGGTCTTAGTGACTTACCGGTAAAAATATTCTGTATTTCAAATAACTCACTGGGTAACTGATTAGTTACACGTTGTCTTGTCGGATCAAGGCTTTCTCTAGCAATCCTGTCAAACTTTTGTCTACTTAAAGCCACAGGTTTAAACTGACCTGAAAGTATCATACTACCTTCAGCACTGCCTATATTATTTTCTTTCATAATTCTAAGGATGTCTGCTTCACTTGTGCCAAGATCAGCAGCGTCCTGAAGAATTTTACTTAATCCGCTTTGCACTTTGTATAGGTCGTTATTTGCTTTCGTGTAGCCATCGATTATGTCTTGAGGGGTAGATGCTCGATTATTAATCGCGGCGTTAAAAGCACCGCTGGCGGCTGTCCTTGCTGTTCTATACTCACCTAAAGCAAAACGAAGGCTGTTAGGGACATCAACAATGTTTCGTCTTAAACCTGTAAACATTGTTAGTAGTTCTTCTTGAGGGGTGTATACCTCTCCACCACGAGTTGGTTCTCCCGTTATAGCTTTAACAAATCTACCTGACTCTAAAGTGCCCCTGTTCTCGCGCACAATAGGATCCAAAAATCCTGGTGAAAAACCACCTAAAACATGCAACATTGACTTAGATAGCACGTCCCCTAAATTTTCTCCTCCTAGATTTTCTCCACCAGGACGGTAAATAGTGGCACCGGTAGACGTTTTACCTCCACGTCCAAAAGGAGCTACATCGAATATTCTCTCTGCTACCAAAGATTCACTGGCAAAAGGTTCTATTAAACGAGTAAAAGCACTCCATGCACCATCGCTTACTTTTGCAACCTCTGAATCTGTAAGAAAACCTTTTTCTTTGTATGCTCTTAAAGCCGTTCTTGCTGTGCCCAACAAGTAGTCATAAGGCATCATATAACTTAGGTCGATGTAATCAATCTTACCGTCTTTAGGATTTGATAAAGGGACGATGATATTATTTCTGTGATATTCTGGAAGAAAAGATTTCAACTTTTCTAGTTCTTCCTCGGTCATGTTGTTCAATTCAAGCGCGGCCAGTTGAACACCTTTCGGCACCATAATGCCGGAAGCCACATAACTAGAAGCTCTTTGCGCTCCGATTGCCCTTATCTCCCTTTCAAGGTCTTTAGCTCTCTTTGCACCAATCCTTTCGATTAAATCTTTACTGGCCTTGAAGCCCATCTCTCTAACAGATTGCTCCATTATGTTGGCTGTATTACGAATAATCTCCGCAGGAAAAGCCATAAAGTTACCGACAACAGGAACACGTCTAATAATATTAACTATCTCAGGAACACGAGAGTAGGTAGGCATTGTTCGATTGACAATTTCTCCTGCAAAAGCAGTAAGGGGATCTATCTCTCTGCCCGTCATTGTGGTTCTTCTCAGACCTGTTTGTGAAAGACCTGAGGACAATATATCGTCTGCTATGTCATTAAAATTTAGACCAGCCTTTTTAAGGGCTCCTGCATATTTGGCCTTTTCACCCATCATCCCAGAGACTTTCCAAAAAGTATCTGTGCCCGAATAAACCTTTTGCAGTTGTTTAAAGATAGGAGCTTCATTAACAAAATTACTGATTCGTTGGCTAGTCTTAGAAGCCACCCCACCGCCAGCATTCTCTTGTATTAATTTCTTAAACTCATTAACAGTAAGGTTTTGGTCTCGTATATTCAGAGCCCCTAAATCCTCATAAAGTTCTCTAAATTCTTTTCCTGATAAGTTGCCTATCTTTCCTACGGTTAAAGCAAAAGATTCACTTAAATCCATATCACGAGCAATATTACCATTTGCACCTAAGAAAAAACTACCAGATAGAGCGTTTCTCACTTGCGCCAGTGGGTTTAACACAGTCTTTGCTATTTGCGATAGACCCTTTGCTTGTAAGGACAAAGCTAACGCAGTGTTCATGGCAGTGTTAGAATTAACTTCATTGGTAATAATTTTATAAAACTCAGGAGACACGTAAGATCCTGTCAACTCCCCAAACTGTCCCTTGGTAACATCCTCCGAAACCAGTTCATCGTTGACTATTTTTTCACGTCTTGCACCGCCAACTCTTTTATAGCCGCGAGATTTTAAAAGTTCTTCTGCTTGTTTTATTTCAATGTCGCCAAAATCTTCTGGTATTTGTTTACTTGCACTATCACCGAAGAATGGAGTCATTGTGTCATTAGCCTTTTTTTCTGCTGTAGTAGGCACACGAACAATAAACGGCCTAGCGGTGCCACTATCGATAGCTCGTATAAGATTTTCATCAAACAAATCTACAGCAAAATCAGAGTTGTTTCTTAGTTCTCGATAGAACTTAGAGGCAGCAAGATTTTCTGTCATCTTACCAATTGTAGTTAAATATGCTTCTTGGGCATTGGCTCTTCCACCACGTCTTTCACCCATCAACTTTCTTAGGTTGGGAGAGTCATCGATAAGTTTTTTTCTTTCGGTAAAGATACCCTCACTTAAATTAAATAAAGGTTTTTCACCACCACCTTTATTTCTGAATTGCTTTTTGTTTTTTTGAAAATTAAGAAATTGTTTTAAACCATCTTCAATGGCTTCATCATCTCTTCCTTTGATTTTGAAGTCTCTTGTTAGTATGGAAAATACTGTGTTCTTTGCCTCTTGTCGTAACTCAGCATCGGTTAATGTGCCGTACTTTTGAGCATCAAGAAGTCTAAGATTGCTCATGACCTCATCAACAGCAGCTTTGCCTTCTGTCGTATTTAACATGCCAGGCGTAATTCTTTTTTCTGGCTGAAGAAAAACATCGTATGTTCTATGAATATATTTAGTCACGTTGTCTTTAAAAGTTTGTATTAACGCATTTTTTTGTCCGGTAGGGAGAGTTGATTTCTTTAGTTCTTCTATAAAGGAATTTGATAACCCGTCAATTTCTTGCCGCATAGTAAGAGCAGCGTTAGAAACCTTTTCGTTGTACCTCTCTGACATGGATTTCACGGCACCCTTTTCTCCGTCCAACACTCTCCAAAGGTAGTCGTAGCCCTCTTGAACATCCGACTTCGAGGGCTTAGATCCTAATGTCTGTTTTATCGTAGACTTTAAGGCATTATCAAAATCAGAAAACTGTTTTGATGCAATCTTTGTTGCAGTTTCAAGAGCACCTTCAGTCTCTATAATCCGTTCATTAATCTCTTTAGGTCTAAGACCACCAGATGCAAACCACTTTTGTAGCGTTCCACCCGCGAGTTTTTCTTTAGCTATATCTATACCTTCGCCAATCAAACGAGCCGTCTGAGGAACACCAGGCACAGCCGAAGCAGCTTTTACGGTAGCTCCAAGAGCGGGAAAGGCGGCTTCAAAAGCTCCCCCTATCGCTGTTCCTTCAACACCAACTTTAAGTTTATTGATAAGTCTCCGACCCGCTTCTTCTCTTCCTGATAGTGTGGTATCGGTCTCTTCTGTCTGTAAAAGAGGTAAGACATCAAAAGAATCTGAAAGAGTTCTAGTGCCATCAGGAGATACAAAAGCATCTGAAACACCAGCGGCTAACGAAGTGGTTACAGCCTGTCTTGGTCTAGTGCCAAGAGCGGCTTGCCCAATCTTAGATGATCCAAACTGTTCAGCTTTACGACCTAAAGCCGTAGTAGCCTTGAGAGAACGTCCAATATCGGTGCCTGCTTTTGCGGCTTTAGCGACTTGTCCAGCCCTTCCAAGCCACCCAACAACAGGAATAAACGCACCAGCAAAGTTAGTTATACCCTCCGCCGCTTTACCCGCACCGGTTTGTGGATCAAGTCCCAAGTATTCTTTAAAGTCTTCAAAGGTTTTTGTGACAGCACGAGAGGTATCTGTGTCAGCTATCAAATCAATGCCTGCCGCACCAAGCTCTGCGATACCTTGTGGAATACCAATAAGACCCGCTCCAACACCCTCTGCTATATCAGTAAAAGTGCCTTGCTCTTGCTCTTCTTGCTCTGGTGCAGGAGCCGTGGTCTGTTGTTGCTGCGCCTGTGGAATGATTTTTGTCTTGATAGCATCAACAATCTCCTCTTGAGACATGCTATCAGGGAAATCTACAGTCCCCACTCCTTTTATTTCAACAGTGGTCATTTTTTATTTTAATGTTCCAGTTTTATCATCATAGACGAAGCTAGGAGTTCCAGTTGTTGGCCTAGGAGTTGATCCTCCACTTGAGGCTTCGAATATAGATCGAATTTGATCGGCTATAAATGGAGCAAGATCCTTGTCACCCACAGTTTTAACCCCAGGGTTTTGTTTCTTATATGCAGCGATAAATTGTGCCTTCTTTGACGGATCATTTATTGCGTTAAATACTAAAGTCTTTAGGTTAGTTCTTTTAAGTGATTTCCCGTCTAGGTGTTGGTTAACCAATTCACTAAATTTTGAACCGTGTTCATCGGTGCCTTTTTCTAACTCAGGATACAGTCTCCCTATTACAGCATCAGCGAACCGTACGGATGAAGGTGTACCTTGAAGCTGCACTTGTAATTTTGTAATTTTGTTTCTTGCGGCAGCAATGTTCTCTGCACTTTCACGACGATTGTTTGCTATTTTTTCTTGACTAGCTATTTGGTCTCGTATGTTTCCGGCTCTAGTAACCATCTGTGCTATGGCTATTCTCTCGTTAGAGAATATACCAGCGAACCGAGCTTGAAGTTTTCGTTCTTGAAGTTGGAAATCTTGAGCAAATTTCTTCCTTGCTTCATCGTCTTTTAAGAATTTCTGAAGACCAAATTCTTTAGCTTTTCTTTCTCTGGCTTGTCTCTTTTCTTCGGTGTCATTAAACTTTTTGACTCCTTTTAACAAACCATCAGCGATATTTGATAATGCATTCGGAGACCGACCTGACGCTATAGCAAAACCAAGAAAAGCCAGATTATATCCATCTATTGTTTTGTCTTTTCCAGGATCCTCTTTGAATATTTTTTTGTATAACTCCATGTTTTTGTTAACTTCTTCTTCTGGAGTCATCTTTTTGCCAGTTTCAACACCTAAGGCAGAAAGTATGCTTTTGTTAAGTGACGAGTCGCTGATAAGATCTTTTCTGTTCAAATCTAAAAAATCTGTGGCAGCTCTTGCGACAGCCTCTCCTTTTTCTTTCCGAGAGGCGTTTTTTCTAGCTTCAGTAACAACTTTAGTTTTTGCGTCATCACGCCGTTTTTGTTTAATCTCGTTTGGATCCGCTCCAGGTGCAAAGTATGGATCTATCGGATCTTCACTTTCATTACGAATTTTTTCAGCTATTTTTGTTGCATCATTACCTGATATGATGGATCTCGCTTGCGGTATAGCTTTTGTAGTTTCGCCTGCCTCTGCAACAGCTTTGGTATCTATTACTGATACGTTCCCTCTCTCAGCTGCTATTGCATCATCAGGTGAAATGTTATTTGTTTGTGCTGTTCTTCTATTATCAAGTTCTTCTAATGTAGGAAGATCAACACCGGTAAAATATTCTAAGGCTCCTCTGCCCCCTCCGTATATTGCCCTACTTGCCTCACCAAGTGCTTGTCTGGTCGGATCACCAACATATTTCTTGACATCTTGTAGGAAAGGAACTCTAGCTGTTAAATCTCTATCTATTTGTCTGGCTCTCTCAAGAATAGATTTATCAGATGACTCAGAGAGAGGAGCTGTTGTAGACTCGTCTGCCTCTGCCTCAGCTTTGGGATCTATTACTGTTACGACATCTCCTTTAGGAAGATTACTAGTAATAAGAGTGTCATACTCATCTCTTCGTGAAGGATTAAGAGCCCTCTCTAAGTTTGTAAAAATAGCAGGACGATCATAAGGGCCTTGAGTTTCATCCGCTAAACCGAACTGTTCAAAGTCTTTTCTTTGCGCCGACAATCTGTCTGGTCTTCCCGCTCTTCCCACATTTGGCAGAGGTATAAATCTTTCTGTTTCATCCGCTAAACCAAACTGGTCAAAGTCTGTTGAAGACAATACATTGCCTGCATCAGCTTGTATGTTAACAAGTCGAGCGGCTGTGGATTTAGGTAAACCTCCAAGATTAACTAATCGACTCAAAGCCTGTTGAGCACTTAATATCCCACCACCTTGTTGAAACCTTTGCACCGGATCACCATTAGCCATGGCCATCGCTGTCTGTTGTAGTTCTGGACTAGAAGCAAGGATACCGCCTATGTTACTTGGTGGAGCAGGAAGCGTTTCTGCTTGAGCCATCATGTTCTGGCCCATTGCTGCCGCTTGGTTGTTTAACTCTTCTCGTCTTACACCAGCAGCAACTTCAAGCTGTCTACGAGCCGCATCGTTACGTATATTTCCTATTCCATTTCTAATCATGGTGATTTGCCCCCAAATAAACCGCCAAGCAACGGTGTCTGACTTAACCCGTATAAACCAAGACCGAGACCAGCAACCTGAGATGCCGTGCTAGGTGACGGTGACTGTTCTGTGGTTATTCGCTGTTGCGTGGACGGCACACCACGGAATATGTCCGACTGGAACGATAATCGAGAGAATGGCTCTTGGAACTGTGCCATCTGGTTTCTAAAGTTTGCATCAAGTTCTGCTTGCCGTTGTGCCTGTTCAGCCCTGCCGACATTGCCAAGTGCCGTTATATCACGTAAAGCGGAACTTTGTGCGGTCTCACCAAGTGCTGCCTGTTGTAAACCAAGCCTGCCGATACCTTGTCCTAATTGACCTATCCCTTGACCCAACTGACCGAAGATCTGCGCTCCACGTTGCTGTCTGTTTAACGCATCCTCAAAAGCCTTTTGAGATCGAGTAGCGGCTGCTTCAAAACCCTGTCTTCTTAAACTAGCTGTTGTTCTGCTTAACTGGTCAAGCAAGTTTCTGTCTTGTTCTGTCTGAGCAACAGCGGCTCGTGATCCACCAAAAGCCCCTCTTCCCGCAGCTTGTGCCCCTAACTGTGTGCCAAGTATAGCACTGGCTCGTCTTGCATCTTCCTGTGCCTGTTGAACAACAGCATCTTCAAAAGGATTCATAAACTGTTGTACTTGTGACGGATCAAACTGTGCGCTAGTTCCTGCGAGAGAACCGATACCTTGTCCAAAAGCCCCAAGCCCCGTTCCAAAAGCACTAATCCCCTGTGCTGTAGTATCAGCGGCATCTCTAATAAAAGGATCAGCGATACCCACATTGGTTCTTGTCAGATCAAAAGCCTGTTGTGTCGTAGGCGAAAGCCCTGCAACAGCTCTGTCTGGTAAATCAGTAGCAGTTTCTCCTAATCTGCCTGTAGACGCTAACAGGTCTTTAAGAAAAGTTTCTTGATACTCAGGAAGTACCGTTAATTCTTCGCGGCGAACTGTTTCAACCATTATGCTACCCTGTTCTCAAATTCTTTCATCATTTTATACATGGCAGCAGGACCACCACTTCCTTCAACAGCATCTGCTGTCATAACAAACTCACCATCAGACAACAAAGCCTGCTGAACTGGTTTACCATTTTGCGTTATCATCGCAGGAATCATATCATCCTTAGGTCCACCAGGACCTGTTATAAACCCACCCTCTTTGGCTGTCATGACACTTTCTGACTGTGGGTTAGCGATTTGTTGCGACTCCATCAGGTCTTGCTGCTGTAAACGTGCTAGCTCCTCAGGTGTACTGAAAGATACACGTCTTCCATCAGACCCAAATACATAGACATCACCTTCGATTCTGCCTGAGGCTTTCGGACTACCTTTATAGCCTGGAAGTCCTTCACCTCCACCAACATTTGTTATACCACCTGTCGGAACGGGTTCAGGCTTAGAAAGAGCCGCTAACGCTACACCAGGAAGAAGTAAATCTTTTATACCAAAACCACCTGCTTTTTTCGCGGCTTCACCCGCCGCCGCCGCCGTTGTCGCTTTGCCTGCAATGGCTGCTCCAAGTTTTTCACCAATACCGCCAATGCCAGGATTACCTGACGCTGTCGTTGAGAGACCAATCTTACTACCAAGAGCGGCTCCTGTTGCTCCAGGCTTAAACCCTCTTCCTCCAAGTAAAAAAGAAGTGCCTCCAGCTAAACCAGCACTAATCAACGCATCCTTAGGTTTTTTTCCTTCAACCAAAGAACCAATGCCTGCACCCGCACCCGCACCAATAGGACCGCCTATTATGCCACCTAAGATACCGCCTATCGTTGATAAAAAACCCATAGCTACCCCTTACGTGATAGTCACTGTAACAGAACCTACAGCACTTGTTCCAACATTTCCAGAGACATGAGGATTATTTGCTCTAGATATCTTTAAAAACCCATCAACTTCAAACACAGATCCAATTTCAAGACCCACGTCATTCGAACTAAGGTTGGTGAAAACCATAGTCGTGTGTCTGCCTTCGCCTGGTTGTTGCTGTTGATTAACAAAAAGCGATAGACCTCTAACCAAATCATTAAAGTATGATACCTGATATGACTCTGGTGGTACAGAAAATATTGGAGGAACAAGAGACCTACTACTCATCGCCTGCCATCCGGTTGTATTTCCACACGTGAAGTACCTAAACGCCAAGTCACACCTTGGTTCGAGGTTTCTATACGAACGCCAACTGATCGACCTCGTAGGCGCACATGGTTTTGTGTAGCTTCATTGCTTACAGTAAATGCCGTTGTCCTTACAAATCCTTTACCAGGAAAGTCCTCTGCCTTCAATGTAAATGTCGCTGACCTATCAGCTGTGGAAGGAGAGTCAAGAAAGTCTATATCAGGCACCAAACGGCGTATAAAAGAAAACTGTTCTCCATCCCCTAGCTCAACAGGACTAGATTCAATGAAAGCTGAAAGTGCAGAACCGTCATCATCCTGACCATTTTCATGGTTAAACAGCAGATTTGTTGTACCAGCAGCGATAGGAAACTCGTTAATGCCACGATCTATCCAAGCTGTTCTAGCTAAAGCACCGAAATACCAGACTTTTTCATCGTAGTTGTAGATTACATACTTATCATTAATGCTAGCACTTGCTGATGGGTAGAACCAGAAGATCTCACCAAACTCGCTATTGACACCAGCAACTACCTGTTCACCCTGTGTATAATTAAAGTCATCAAAGACCGTATCTCTAACAGTGCAAGCAAGAGGTTTAAGAGAACCATCATAAAGATAAAACCGTCCATTGCCCATCCAAAACACTGCATCGTTAACAGCAACTGCCGCATTTGGACCTATGATCGTGCTACCTAGAGAGATCTGAGTTAAACCAAATATAAAAGGTGGCCCTACAAACTGTAGCGAATGAACGGATGTATCTGTTAAAACAATAATCTCTCGCCTTGTTTCTATAGCTGCTACAATTTCAGATCCAGTTCCAACTAGAAGATCTCCCGCAGTATTTGTAGCAGTAGGATTCCAATCAAATGGGTTCTCCTGAGTGGAGAATCTAATTAACAGTTTGTCTTGTGTTGAAGATCCAATCGCGTTAGTGCCAAAAGCAAGAACGTGACGGTCACGATCAGAGACTATAATTTTTCGTGCAATCGTGGGAGCATTTGTATCAAGTGTTGAAAGCTCCACAGCCCGTGTTGTTATACCGTTTGTTCTATCCCAATAATAAATAGATCCATCACGAACATTAAATATTAAATCTTCACCAAAATTATCTTGACCAAACACACGTATGCTACCACCACCCGCAACAGAAGTTGCCGCCGAACCCCAAGTGCCACGACCCCAAGTGCCTGCGCCCCAACCTGTGCCTGGTACGACAGTATCTATACCCACATTGATTTGATACTTTGCGACAACGCTTCCTCCACCATTACCTGAATCAGAAGCATTAGCAGCAACAGACGTTGTTATCGTATAAGTATTTGCCGTTGGCACAGTAACTATCTCGTACTCTATATTTAAAACAGCCGCAGTTATATTGCCACCTAACGTAGCGGCACCACTGAAAGTTACAAAGTCTCCTACAATAGCTCCGTGTCCACTATCCGTAACAGTGACGGTGGTTGATCCATTAGTAGCGGCAAAAGTAGCGGCATTAGTTGTTGTTTTACGAAGCGGAGTTACATCATTAAAAGAACCGCCTTCTTCAATGTAAAACTTCTTGTGTGTTCCTACACCTAAAAACTTTGAACCGTCTAACGCAACCCAAGCGTGTAGCGCCCTACAAGTGCCTAAAAATGTTTTTAAAGAAAACTTAATCCACCCACCAAGTTTTTCGGGGAAGCCAAATCTAAACCTAACCTTATCACAGTCTTTCCATCCACCCTCATTAGCGTAGGACGTAAATTCTGTGTTAACCCCAGGCTTAAATGTTAGTTTCGATAGAGGCATTAATCTTTTTTTACACTTTCAATTAAAGCATTTGTCATTGTAGACAAAGCTGCATCAACTTGATCTATTTTAAATTTTATTTGTGATCTCTGTGCTTGAAGATCTTTAATCTGAGCAATCAAATACTTGCTTTGATCGTGAAGTTCTTCTTCCTTATACTCAACATTATTTATGGTGATTACGTTGTTTTCCATTTTTACCCCTATGCAATAAACGCCTTACCATCTGTGACTGCTTTATTGACAGAAGTCATATCTTCTGTCGTCCAGTAAGATTGCTTTACCATCATCTCTAAATGATCAACATTATTGCTTACGATCTTTTTTCTAAACTCATCAGTCCAACCCGCGCCATTTGCGTTTGCAACCAAAGGGTCAGAATCTTCCCAAAGTTTTTTGACTGCAAGATTTTCAATCATTGTGACGCAGTCAAGCATTCCTTTGTATTTTTTAGCAATTTCATCTGCTGTAAATTCATCAGCCATCTAATTTAGCCTCCAATTCTTCAACTTTTTTGGTCAATTCTTGTACTGCTTTAATTAAAGGAATGATAAACATTTCCCTAGATATATTTTGTGATCCATCAGAGTTTTCTAGCCATCCAGTAAAATCTGAACTTCCATGATTATCCATTGCTTCTTTAACTTGTTGAGCAAGCATTCCCCACATTTTGACTTCAGTATCTTTTTGATTTTCTTCAGAATAGTGACTTGTCAATTCTTCTGGCACTTGATTGGATGGCAACCAGTTATAAGTTTTTGTTTTGAGATCATTTATAAAATCAAGCCCAAGGTCATTATCTTCTATATTAGTTTTTAATCTTTGATCCGAAGACTGACTAAAGTTTGCATTTGAGGTAAAAGTATTTGTGACTTGGCTTCCACTTTTACCAAACGTAAAAGTATTATTTCCTTGTCCAACTGCTTGGAATGATCCGAGAACAATTTGATGTTGAGCATTTGACGCGGAAGCCATTGATTGCATTCCAATTAACGTATTGTAAAACCCATCTACAACAGCCGCACCTCCCGAGCCAGCCGTTCCAGCTTGATGGCCAAGTACAGTTTGACCCTCTGCTGTTGTTAAACTTTGTAATGTATTGGAGCCAACGGCAGTGTTTTGCTGTCCCGCACCCGCGATTGCAGTCATACTCAAATAACCCACTGCTGTATTGCTATTACCTGTGGGTGCTGAAGAAGCACTGCCTTTCATAGCTTGGTATCCCACCGCAGAATTAGTTGTAGGCGATGTACCGTAGTATCCAGCTTGAAAGCCAATATATGTTAAAGTTCCACCATTTGAAGTGTATCCAGCTTGACTTCCAATAAATGTATTTTGACTTTTTGTGTTCTGTGTAAACCCTGCCCCATGCCCCACCAAAGTATTATCTGAGCCTGTAGTTTCATTTTGGCCTGCTGCATTTCCAATCGCTATGTTCTGAGATCCTGAGTTAATTGCTGGCCCAGCCGACTGTCCCATACAATTATTGTTATCGCCTGTGGTTATCGCTTGTCCAGCACCATGACCGACCGCGACATTGTTAGTTCCTCCTGTAGCTAATGCGGTAAGAGCATTATCACCTACCCCTGTATTGCTTGCCGCAGTTGATGCTCCTGTGCCTTTTCCAGTTGATGAACCAACAAAAGTATTTGATGCTCCTGTTTGATGAAATCCAGCTTCTCTTCCAACCGCTGTTATTGCGTTGGTCGTTGTTGTTGCCCCTGCGGCATAACCCACTGCTGTTGATCCATCACCGCTGGATGGAGCATAGGCTTGTAGTGCTGCTGAACCAATAGCTGTATTCTGCGCTGTGACCGCAACTGTCAGAGCATTAAAGCCAACTGCTGTATTGTCATTCACCGTTGCTATAGCATCTCCAGCACCAGATCCTACAACTGTATTTGAATCGCCAGTAGTAATTGCTGTCCCTGCTGTTGCACCAATCGCTGTATTATGCGTACCGCCAGCTTCTACAGAATCTAATGCTGTATCTCCTAACGCTACGTTTGATGTACCTGTTGGGTAGTTGCCATCAAGTTTGATTGTTCCGCTAGATACATCTAAATTGCCACCGCCTGTAATATTACCACTTATATCAACCGCACCATTAATATCTATTGTGGTTGCGTTGATTTCTATTTCTGTATCTGATACTAGGTCAAGAACCCCATCAGCACTTTGGTGAATAAACGTGCCACTATCCCCAAACATAAGTTTGTTTGTAGAATTTAACGTCAAACCACTTCCGTCAGTGTGTGTAAGAGTTGTGTCTGTATCTGCACCAAAACCTAAAACCGCACTATCACTGTTGAGAGTTAAATCATCTCCGACAAGAACATCACTGCCAAAAGTTACTGTGCTAGCAAAAAGACTTGAGACTGCCGCACCGCTACCCGCACCATCAGCAAATATAATATCGGCACCACCGTTTGGTATTGTTACGTTTGCGCCTGTCCCCTGACTGAACACAGCGGATTGACCACTAGCGTTTGTCACAAAATATAATTTATCCTGGTCATTAGGGCTGATAGTGATGGTATTCGTTCCAGTGGGAGATCCTGCCAAAGACAAGACTTTAAACATACCATCTGTGAGTGAACCGTCAGTTGTTGTTAAAGTATGTGAAGTTCCAGAGAGAGTGATACTTCCCACACCATTTAAGGCACGATCTATAATGTCAAAGTTCGTGTTGGTGGTTTCACCCCACGTCCCCGACTGATCACCTGTTTCAATTTTTTCAATGCCATTGTTAGCTGTATATGTAGAAGTCATGATCTATCTCACTATGCGGCTTTACGTTTTGTTTCTTGCCAATTAGGTGTTTGACTAGGTGTTAAAGAACTCCAACTAGGTGTTTGACTAGGTGTTATAGCTGACCAACTAGGTGTTTGGCTAGGTGTTATACTTGACCAACTAGGTGTTTGACTAGGTGTTAAAGAGACCCAACTAGGTGTTTGACTAGGTGTTATTGCCCCCCACACATTCACATTCGATGTTTCTCCTGTAGCAGAAACACCACTAACTAAAGCATTAGCATCACTTGATACTGTGACATCACCAACAGAGCCAGTGCCTGCCACTCCTGTTGCTTCTGCCACTATACTAAGGGCAATCGTAACAGACCCTAACCCAGAGGTGCCCGATACCCCTGTAACTGCTATATTAGCATCGCTTGATATTGTAACACTACCAACAGAACCAGTGCTATCAACACCAGTAAGTGTAAATGTAACACCCTGTCCCTCAACGACTGTGACACTACCAACAGAACCAGTGCCTGCCACTCCTGTGGCATCAACATTAGCGTCAGCCGATACAGTAACACTACCTAATCCAGAGGTGCCCGATACTCCTGTAGCATCAACATTAGCATCTCCTGTGGCAACAACTGTTCCTAAAGCGGATGTTCCAGCGACTCCTGTAACATCGACATTAGCGTCAGCCGATATTGTAACAGAGCCAACAGAACCAGTGCCTGCCAATCCTGTAACAGCTGCGTTAGCGTCAGCCGATACAGTAACACTACCTAATCCAGATGTAGCACCAGGGACAGCAACATTCTCTCCCCATCCAGCAGACCCCCAAGCCTGCGTTGAGGAGTTCCATCCCTCAAATGCTACGATTATGTTGGCCATTAAGCTATTCTAATTATTGCCGCCGTTGCACTAGCAGTTGGAAACTGAACAGTAAAGTCTCCAGAAGAACTCGTTTTATCGCCTCCAAAATCAAGGACACAAACCGAGGTATCACCAGTGGCATCTTCGTTAAAAATTAAAGCACCTCTCGCGGTTATCGAAGAACTGCTAAAAGTTGTATCGGCAAAATCGGTTAACGCTGTAGTGCCGCTGGTAGATGGGTCAACACGAGTTAATGTATTCCCTTTTGCTGAATAACCAGTTCCAGAAACCTCGTTGCTTGTGGTATAAGCAGTGGTTGTGGCATCAAGTGATGCACTGCTTGTATATAAAGCTAACTTAAAAGTGCTTCCGCCAGAGTTTAAAAAATTATGCTTTGCCTCAAGAAGTTCTTTCTTAAAACTTGTGCACATCGCTTGCGTAATTGACATCTTATAACCTCCTGATAGCCTCTGCCAGATCGGGATATCCAGCGTTCTTGATTGCGTTAAAAATAGTTGTTCTGTCTGATTTTATAGCCTCTCTCATATATAAAGCTATAGTTTTTTCAATATCGCTTTTAAAAGCCTCTGCTTGATCACGTATTACAGGTGGTGCATTTTCTGAAACTTCTACAAGTTTATTTGCACAACGATGAGCTACTTCTTCAGGAGTCCACCCTCGATTTGTTGTAGTTCCAACCTCAACCTTAAAATCGTCAGACATATTTATGCTAACATCAAACATTAGGTTCTAGCCCTTCTAGGTAGACCAATTCTGTATGCATCACTATTCTCACGAGCTTCTCCCAAATCTTTAAGCCTCTGTAAAGACTCACTAAACCTAGAATTATACTGCGTTAGTAATGCATTTTCTCCTTTCATAAAAGTGTATGCCTCAACTAAAGATCCGTAAAGCATTGTGTTAGGAGCGTTTGTACTTAGCCAGGTAGTTCCGCTATCAGATCCAGCAGTTAAACTTGTTGGCTCAAAAAAATAATGAAGCTCGCTACTATAGTTAGCATCAGGTGTTGGTGCTATTATAAAATTATCAACGTCAAAAATAGCGTAGTATATTGGCTCTCCTGTTGTAGCACTATTAGGGTTGTACTCTTGGATAAAGTTTACATCTTTCTGAAGTAAAAATACTTTACTGCTAGATACCTCTATAGAAAGAGAAAAGGAAGCGAGATAATCATCTGGAACAGCCAAGAACCTATCACCACTTGTCATCGTTCCAGACACGTTTTTTCTAAAATACTCTAGATCAACAAGACTAAGTATGCGGCGTTCAGCAGCTCTAATAAACACAGGTAAGTTATTAACAAAAGAAGTCTCTGTATTTTCTGTAAAATCTTGTATTGCTGTTTTAAGCTGTGCAAATGTAAAACTCATGAGATACTTACCTCTACTTGACCAACAGCTGCTATCATAGGACCAACTGAATCAACAGGTGGGAAAACAGTATTTCCCACTGAAACATTCACATCACCAGAAGTAACATTAGGTCTTGGGTTTCTTAAAGCCTGGGGATCAGAAATATTTTTAGGTGACTCTAATTGAGGATGTTTTTTTTCAAACTCATCAGGTCCAACAAGCGAACCATTCCACTCCTTTTTCATTTCACGTAAAAGATATACAAAACCAGAACGATCTGAAACTCCTAACGCTTTTCTTCCTGATGCATATCGAGCCATATCAGTACCTCAAATACTGAATAGAGGGAACAAGAGTAAGACCAGTCCTTTCTTGATCTTCACTAAGGGCTCTTTGAAACTCTTCTTCATATAAAGTCTTTAACACTTGAATCCTGTCTGGAGCTTTCTTCAATGAAATATAATAAGCAAGACCAGCAACCATGCATGGTAGGAATCTAAAAGGCATATCAGAAGTATTCTTTAATGTATCAAAATCCTCCATGCGTTTCATGAAATAATATACAATTTGATCGGAAGAACTATCTGGTGTTGGCCATAAATTAATCTCTGGAACAGTAAGACGGCTATAGTAAAACTGAGATGGTCTGCCTGTCGTGGTCTTGTTTGGAATAGACAGATACTCACCACGGCTAATCAACTGAAGATCAAAATCTGTATTGTCTCTACGAATAACAGCTTCTAGAACGCTAACAACATCAGCAGTCAAAGTTAATGTAGCCGTGCCTGCGGTCAAAGTTGTCGTTTGTTGTCTAACAGTCCAAAGATTAACTCCTCGATTAGCCCATTCAGCCAACATAATGTTCATGGATCGTCTAGCTGTTCTAGCATCGTATCCTGTTCGCATCTCAAGACCGCACCGCTCATAGGCTTCTTCAATAATCTCAGCAGCATCAAGGTCAAAGTCAACGGATCCAGAGGTAGTCATTTACGTTTTTTCCTTCTTGTAGAAGTTTTCCTTTTAACAGGAGTCTTTCTTTTAGTGGAAACCTTTTTACTAGACTTTTTAACAAAAGTCTTGACATTAGTTGGTTTTCCTCCAACTCCCTGCGCTTTAGCTCTTTTCCTAGCAACTGCACTTTTAATTTGACTTTTTGTCATGCGCTTTGCTGTCGCCCTTGGCACACATTTCGGATACTTTCGTTTACTCCCTTTAGCAGACTTACGTCCACAGGCTTGGAACTTACCGTCCTTCTTAGGGGCACCTATGTCCACCCAATCTCCTTTAGGACCTTTTCCAAACCATTCTTTCAGACTCATTTGTAAGTCCCGCCTCGTTTCTTATACGTCCTAACTAACCACGCATTAGCATATGCGGAAGGATACACCTTGAACTTACGTTTAGCTTCTGATTTAACCCTTGAATAAAGTTTAGGGTTAGCAGGAGTGGGAGAACCCTTTTTACGCTTTGGCTTTGGTTTTTTTGCTGGCATTTCGTATAGCCTCCTTACCTCTTTTCGCTATCTTAACAACTTCTTTTTTACCCATTACCTTTGCTCTCTGTTCCATGACAGTAAGGATTTGTATTTTTCTTGCAAGAGGTTTCTTGATTCTTTTAACTTTTGCCACGGTTGCTCGTGCATCTGATGGTGTAGCAAATTTTATGCTAACTGTATCCTTAGGGTTTTCATCTGTGTAAAGCCTTCTACCACTGCCCTTTGGCTTTTTACCTGTACCAACTTTCGGGTCTCTTTTCTTTCTCCTCTTTGATGGAGATTTAGTTATTTGTTGGGGTATGCTTGACCTAGAAATTGTCATTAGTAACCTCGTTAATTACTTTTTCTTTTTACGAGATTTAGATTTATTTTTTACAATACTACTTAAAATTTTAGCTTGTTTTGCATGTAGTTTTGAACCCTTTTTTAAACCACCAATAACTTTTTTTATCTTTTTTTTATTTTTATTTTGCATTATGTTTATCTCCAGAATAATCCCAAGTTATGGCGTTATCATCTAAAACACTCTTTAAAACTAAATTAATATATTCCTGGTTTTTCTTTATCTGTTTATTGCTCTCTTCTACTTTTAAAGAAATTATCGTAGTCTTCTTGTCTAAATCAACGAGCGTTGAACATATCCAAACCACTGCTCCCACCGATAAAGCTATAGATACTCCTGTAAACCATTGACTTTTATCTAGCATCTCCAACGCCTTCTTGCCTGCCGTAAACGGCTATTTGGATTCTTTGCTGCCTTCGGAAACTTTTTCATCTGACCAGCTGATCGAGCACAAAAGGACTTTCTCCTCGCGGCTCTCTTGCCTTTAGGATTCTTTTCTGTAACAGCAGTTTTTAACTTAGAGCCAGGGTTTTCACGTCTATAACGTGCTACCCCAGCCTTAGTCATTCCAGCCCCCGACTTCGTAGAACGAAAATACTTTTTCGTCTTAGGAGGTTGTTTATCTCTCTTACGAGTTGTTTTCTTCTTCGGTGCCATTACGCATGAAAGGCTGTCAATGTACCAAACGTGGCAACAGTATACTGAACATATATTCCATCAGTGAAGAGTAAACCCTCGTCAGGAATTGTAATGTCTCTTGTAGCCGTTGCAGAAGCGACAGTTCCAACTTTAAAAATACTTGAGCCAGTAGCAGAAGTAGTTCTAAAATCCAAAGTTCCAGCCGTTGCAGAACAAACGATATTTAAACCCTGCAAACGAGATCTTCCTGCGAAAACAACATCAGCTGCACCCGCCGCATGACCCAAAGAAACATTAGCCGCCGGTTGTGTGCTAGCACTAGCCGCAGTAACTGTTTTAAAAAACTTTGTCCCAGAGGTGGTGGTTGCTGATCCTGGAAGAGTTATCGTTTCTGTTTGAGCATCACCATTAACATCTGTGCCTGTGATGGTAACGGTTTTTCCGCTATCGCCTGTGCCTGCCGTTGTTGCTGTAACAATCCTTCCTGCGTCAAAAGTTGCGACTCCGCCAGAAGTATCCGTGCCCCCAATTGTAAAATCGGTATTAGGACGCTCATTAGCAGAAATAGAAGCATTATCAGCGGCATTAGTGTCAGCAGTTATAAAGACTGCTACTACATCAGATCCTGACATAATCTACTCCTTTATATCACCCCGCAGAATCAGTGCCTTACGCTTCGCGCTTCCAACAGGAGGTAAGTCCTTTTTAGAAACCTTCTTCGCGGTAGCCTTCTTCGCGGTGGCTTTAGGTTTAGTCTTGGAGGAAGTAGTCATACCTTACTCCTTAACGGTTTTGCGCGGCGAAGAGATAATCAACATTCATTGACTTAGTTCCGGTGGCAGAACCAGACAACTCCATAGCTCCAATCGCTAAGTTCTCATTGTCAGGAAGATTAGTTGTATGCGTAGCAACTAAATTTCTGTTGACAAAAAACTCAACAGAACCTGTGCCTTTAACATGAAAACCTAATGTCACAGCTGTGCCACTGGCAATATCCACGCCACTATCAGTGGTTGTTGCGGTTCCATCTTTTTCTGTAACACAATCAATATTGCTATCACCATCATCTACTTGAAAAACAATACGATCTGCTGCTGTGAGCATTGCTTCAGGGTTAGTAGCAAAGTTAACTGTAAGGCCAACACAGATTTCTATTGCATTACCTTCTGCATCCGTTGGGGTCAACTTTGTTTCAAACCAAACATCACGAGTCGTGGACAATGCAAAAATCTCATTACCCTGAATAGAGGCACCATCGTTATCGGTGGTTGCTTGTGAGCTTAGAGTTATCGCACCATTTACAACATCGGCGGCAATATCAGCGGAAGCACTGCTATCTTTGATAACAGTCCAATCATCTGTGTCATCAAGAGATACACCTGTGAAGTCATCCATGTAGACTAAGTAATCAGGGTTTTTGTCAACGGGTAAATTTTCAAACCATTTGCGCTGGCCGTCCTTGCCAGCAAAAAGTACGGGACCAGTAAAATGAACAGCCATGTTATTCTCCTGTCTTGGCTAATGTCGATCACACAATGCAATCGTCAGGAATGTTTAATACTATAATGAAAAAAAGGGAGCGGTTCAATAGGTTCCGCTCCCTTAGTTTCACACGCGAACCTTCTAAGCTCCAGGAGACCCAAAAACACAACGAGGATCAGAAAAACCGAAGCTGTATCTTTCTCTCGCTTTGTAACGCATGTTACCTGTGTCAAAATCACCTTCCATTTGTGTGGAAAGTGGGGTTCTCTCGAAGTGAATAAAGCCACGAGGCGTATCCGAAAGGACAAAGAATGCATCTGTGTCCGTCAAGAAGTCATTCACAACATATCCCTCAGGAAGCATACCCATAGAACGCATCGCGTTGATGTCGTTATCGGCAGTTCCAGAGCGAAGATTTGAAGCCATAATTCTTTCAGCTACAAACTGTAGTTGTCTAGGAACGATTAATTTTACACCTCTAAGAGCCACCCTAAGACCTCTTTCGTCAACGAATGCAGAGATATTAATTAAAGCATCCTCAAGGGAAGTTTCATTAAGATCCGCTGCTGTGGATGGTTCGTTAGCAAACGTGCTACCGTTAGTTAATGGATGCGCGGTAGAACAAAGTTCAACCCCATCTCCACCTTTTACAGTGCTGTCAAAAGCACTGTTTAACACTGCGGCAGCTTTAACTTGTTTAGTATGAGCCATGGAGCGAGCCAAAGCACGAGTGTACCGTGAACCAAGACGATCATAAAGATTGTCTTCTACTGCTTCTTCTGTAATGGAGAAAGCAAGAGCTATGGTTTCATGGTTGTACCGTGCAGTGTATGCCTCATTAGCATCATCGAATGCTACTGCGGAACCTTCACTCTTAGTTGGCGCGGTTCCAAAACCTGACAACATTACCTCCTCTTCAAATGCTCGATCTGAAGTTTCGGTTGTGAAGATTTCAGCATGCTGGTTTTCGTATCTATCGTACTCTAAACCAAAAAGAGCATTAAGACCTGGCTCAAGCTCTTTTGCGAGTTGTGCGCGAGAAATAGCCATTATCTATACCCTCCTTACACGCCGGTCGTAGAAACAGTTCCACCAGCAATAGCACCGTTTGGACTATTGAAGTGGTTGTTTAAACGAACAATTACAGGAATACCAGCAGCAGCAAAATCCTGATTCTCAGCATCTTCCTGCCAACCCATGATACGTAGGTTGAGTGTATTGGTGGTGTTGATTGTGCTTACAGCTAAAGCACCAGAGGATTTACCTGTTGTAGTAGACCCACTTGCGCCACTTGAGAAGTTAGCGTTAGCAAACACATGACCACGCAAAGTTGCTTCACTGGTAACAGACGCATCCGTTGCAATTGAATATAATTGCATTGGATCATCATAAACGAACGCCTTAACCGGATGGTTAGAGTCTGCACCAGACCCAGGCCAATAGTTGGAAAAGACTTTTTCACCGGTAGTTGAGGATACGTATTCGCAACCGTTGAATGCACCCAAAAGACCAACAGTTCCACCAGCTGCCGCACCTACTATGTCTATGAAACCAGTAGAAAGCGGTATGACCGGTGAACCCTGAAAGATTGAATTTGAGTTATCACTTGCAATCTCGTATTGCGTATACCCTGAAAAACCAGTGGAGTTGGTGTTCTGACCTACCTTACCGATAGCTCGAAGACCGAAAGCACCATTAGCATTTGCCATTGGATTTCTCTCCTAGTTTAAATTAACTCTGATCGCTTGCGCGACCTCCAAATGATACACGACTTTGCCGTTCATTTTTGATCGGCATTGAGGGATGTTGTTCCCTCATCAGGTCCTGGTCAACAGCTACCATCTGATCACGGGTCCGATCCCGATAGTATTCGGTGCGTTGGTCAACTGTCTCTTCAGGTATACGGGCTAAAACTAACCCGCCTACGCCAATGACTCCAGCATGCTTGCCTTCATCTATGGTTGGTGCGTCAAAATCAGGATGCTCTTCTGCTCGAACTAATTCCCATCCCTCACGTAAACGTGCATGCATGTTCATTTTATCGTCCTCGCCACGAATAGCAGTCCTAATCCAACGATGTACATACCCTGGAGGTGGCTCTGGAGCATCTAGCTTCTGAGGTGGTGTCCAAGGTTTAGGTCGTGCAGTTCCTGCACGAGTTCTTGCCGCTCTAGGTGTTCTTTCCGTCATGATTCTCCTCACTTTACATGTTTTGCATAGTCTTCAAGAGAAACACCAAGTTTTTTTGCTATCGCAACTTGTGACGGTGTTAACTTGACGGCTCTGCGCCCCTTCTTAGTGCTGCGGGAAGCGGAACTATCAGCAGAAGCGACTCTGGCAGTTCCCCCGTTGGTTGTATTATTCTCAAATTTTTGAGGAAATTCAACCCTTAATCTTTTATCTAGCTCAGAATAGTAATCATCTGATGTTAAGTCAAACCCCTCGTTAGCCAAATCTTCGTGTATTGCATAAGCTCCAACTGTCATAACACGATCATTTCCAAACCAATCATTACGATCAGCCCATGCTTTGGCCTTTGGATCAGGATTTGCTGCTGGTTGTTGTTGCTCTTGCGGTCTTTGTTGAACAGCCGCTTCGTTTCTTTCTTCACGAGCTTTGATCACTCGTAACCTTTCCTCGTCAAGTGTGATACGAGCAATAGCTTGATTTGCCGCAACGATAGCATCAGAGTCTCCGCTATCATAAGCATCTTTAAATGCTTTTTTAGCTTGTTCTAGTTGAGACCCAACTCTTCCCTCGTATTGAGCATTATACCCTTTACTAAGAGTTGTATTTCTTTCTTTTAACTCTTCGTTTTCTTTGCGAAGAGCTTCAGCGTATCGAACAGCCTCTTCTTTATCTCTTTCCTCTTGCCTTCGTGCTGTGACCAGTTTTTTAATTCTGTTTTGAACAGATTTACTGTACTGATCTATCTCCTCTTCAGAGTTTTCTTGAGTTTCAACTTCATTAGTTGAAACTTTTTTTTCACTTTCTTGCAAAGTATCTTGATCTTTGCTTTCAATATCAACAGTCTCTGACGTAGAGCTGTTGTCGTCCAAAATAATCTCAACATCCTCGTCAACCTCTTGCTTGATTGCTTCTTCAGCCATAATAACCTCCTTAGATATGCTTTATGTCATCTGGATCTAAAATAGTAGCGATAACCTCATCATCATTAATAATGCGAACCTCTCCGCCATCAATAGTAAAACGAGCCCCCGCGTATCTACCTATACAAACCCAGTCACCTTTTTTACACCACGGTTTTGCTTTAGATCCAAATTTGGATTCATCAACATACGCTAGCGGTCCAACCGCTAGTACGTAACACACAACCGTAGCAACAGCCTCCCTTTCAACAATCTGATCGGGAAGATAAATACCTCCGTCTGTTTTAGCTTTTCCTTTGTAGGGCATAACTAAAACCCGCCAACCTGTTGGTTGTGGAAGTCTTTGTACAAGTGATTTATCTAGGAGTGACGGATCTAAAACTCGATCCTTTTCTTCAATATATGCAACTTTTGCTGTGGGTTTATTCTTTTCTGCGACCTCATTAGGTACGTAAAGTGTCTTCGACATCTTCTTCTGTTTTCTCCAGCAGGGACTTAATTTCATCTCTAGCAAAGCGAAGGCCCTGTACTTCACCTACTAGCTGGCGGTATTGCGACATGTCTTGCACCATACCGTTTGTCAGAAGAGAGGAGATATCCTCCTCTCTTCCTTGATACACCTTATACAGGTGTCTACACAAATCAACAACATCCACGTTTTTAACGCTTCTTTACCATTCCACCACCTCGCATGCCCATTTTCTTGGGAACCATTCCACCACCTCGCATACCTGTTTTCTTTTTAGCTGTTTTCTTTCCAGTCATTTTCTTGGCTTTTTTAGCCATACCTTTTCCTCTTACACCTGGCATTTTAACATTCTCCTATAAGCACGTTTTCTTTCACGAAAATAAGGATTACTAATATACTCTTTTAAGTTTTCATAGTATCCTCGCATCGACAACTTGTCGGACGCTTCTTGCAGTTTTGATAACCTTTGAACAAAAATCATAGTATATGATCTATCAACAATAGGTTCAAAACCTACATCTTCACTATCAACTTCATCATAAGGATGATACCCCATCAACCAAATATCTTTCCTCCAAAGATTTTTATTGTATTCCTCAATACATCCATGGAATATTTTTGTATCCTCACTAAAACAAAGATCTACAATAATTTCAACATCGTAAGAGTCATCAAAGTCATCAATAGTTTTATTTAAGAGAGCCAACCTGTTTTGCTCTATGTTTTGCACATGAATTTTTACCCTTCCACTGTCCCAAGCATTTTTTGCAAAAGGACACACAGGTAAGTTATCAAGAGTTTCATCTGGCGTTTCTAAAGATACTTTAGACCAAAGACGAATCTCTTCCTTAACAGCATCGGATAAAAAAATGCTATCCATGTTTTAATACGTACCAGAAAACTTAGTGCCTTTGATAGCAGCACCTGTTCCACGTGAAACATTCTGACTAGGTGCCTCAACTTCACCACCATGCATAAACTCAGCGGCCAAATCTGTATCTATTTTATTTTGAACCGATTCAGGCAACATATTGAAGCCCTTCTTTTCTGAAGGGATCATTCCACCTTCACTAAAAGAGCGTCTATCTCTAATTCGTTTTTTGTCTTTTTCGATATCTTCAAGACGCTGCAATTGTTCCTGTTCAATCCTTCGATTGAGATCCTTTAACGATTCTACTCGTCCAGACTCACGAGGAGCCATTGGAATCTCTACTCGTCCAGACTCACGAGGAGCCATTGGAATCTCTACTCGTCCAGACTCACGAGGAGCCTTTGAAATTTTTACTCGTCCAGACTCACGAGGAGCCTTTGAAATTTTTACTCGTCCAGACTCACGAGGAGCCATTCTAGATTTCTTTTTTCTTGACATCACTTTCTCCTTGACTTGCGTTTAGCACCTTTAATTACACCCTTGTTAACAGAGGCATAAAAAACTTTTTCACCCTTCTTAGACCCATATGTTTTCTTCATGGATCGTTTAATCTTAGAACCTTTTTTTGTTAATGGCATCTTATTTCGATATTTTCTTATACTTTTCGAAGGAACGTAAGCCCCCCAATCCGAGCATACCAAGTAACACGGGCATCATTTCAGATAGATCCAGTGTCGGCAAGTCTACAAGATTACCTGTTTGTGCCAGTATAAAAACAGTGATTGGTTGAATTATGTACGCATAGCACATGGCAAATCCGCACGACCATCCAATAAAGGGCCTCCAGCCCGCGACAAAAATATTTCTGTGAGCCGCCTCCTGCTTATTGATTTCCAATTGAGCAATATCAATTTTGGCGAGGTGCGTTGCGAGTTGCTTTTCTATTTCTCTTTCAGCCGCCGCCCTTTTTTCTTTATCCTCTGGTAAGAACCGACCAATGACATTAGTAACTGTAGGTAATATTGAAGGTAAAAGTGCCTGTATCATTCTACATTCCTATATGAGTAACGTGTGCCCTCCAGAGTATTATCAAACTCTCTCTCTTCAATTTCTTTGATGCGGCGTTTCAAGACACCTATTGTTGTCCAGAAGTGACCCATACCACTACCTTCTTGTTCTGCTCTCGCTTTTAATGTTTCAATCTCATCTTTAAGAATACCAATCTTATTCAAATCAACACTTGACATCATTTTCTTGAAGCTCCCATAGCTTGAAATCCGAAGAACGCACTGATGATGCCTGCGCCTGAAATATAAAATAAATTACTGAGATCAGTCAAAACAGATATACGAGACTCAGGTAATAGAAACATAGCAACTGTAAAAACCAGCATTGATATAGCCGTTCCAATGGTTATCCGTTCTTGAGTTTTATACTTTCTGTGAGCATCATGAGCTTGCACGATAGAAAGTTCATGGTCTGATACCGTCCCATCTCCATCAACGTCTAAATCATTAAATTGTGATTTCTCTTCAAACTTCTTTGGTGCCATGATTTAACCCCTTTGTCTTTGTGCGTTAATCCTCTCACGGTTTACATCAGCACGAAGTTGAGCAATGTCTTCTTGACTTTCTATCCTAGCCGCGTCCGAAAGAGCTCGTTGCTGTAGTTTTTGTTGTTCTAACTGAAGATCAAGTTGATCTGCCTGTGCTTTGCGCTGTGTGTCAGCCGCTTTGATAGCCAATTCTTGCTGTCTAATTTGTACAAGAGGATCTGGTGCCTGCCCTTGTGGTGTGATAGCAGCGGCAAACTCTGCAGTAAATTGCGCTTCTAACTCTGCAACACGTCTTTCAAGATCCTCAGGTGTAATAGCCGCCGCCTGATCTAAAGGCATTGACCGTTGCATCTGTGTCTGTTCTTGTGTTTGTCCAGGTATTGCAAAGCCTTGATCACTATAGACTTGAGCAACAGCAGACTGTTCTACCGCCTGCTGCTGTACTTGTTGTAATTCTTGTGTAGCGATAGCTCTGGCTTTCAATGATATATGCTCCTGTATGTGTCCTATTAAAATACCCTGTATAGGGGGAGAGGCCACCACGATGGGCATCTGTAAAAACACGATGTGTGTTTGAATATGTGCGTCATGATCTTGTCCTTCAAAAGCCTGTAACAGGTTACCAGCCAATGCACGAGCGTTTTCAATAGACGGGTCTGTTGGAACTGGCTCTTGTGGTGGTGGCAATATCTCATCAATATTCTGCACCTCCAAAGCCTGATACATGCGTTTCATCGCCTGATACATATTGTGCATATCTGGAGAGGATTGAGCAAGCTGTAACTGTGTCTGCGCTAATGCAACACGTTGTGCCATCGAGAAGATATTAGGATCACTAACAGGAAGCACATCAATTCGGCCATCAAAGTCTTGTTGAAAGATCTGACTTGGTGCGCCAACAGGTTCATACGGATACACCGCATTCTCAGAGAATATTCTTGCTAAAAGTCTAAACTCATTTCTTTGTGCATAGTGTAGACGTTTATGTATAGCTGACATTACTTTCATGCCACGTTCAAGCATGGCAACAGTAGTGCCAACAGGTGTTTCTTGATTCATATTACTGATCTGTTGATCAGCGATAGAAACAAATCTACGTCCCGCATCAATCAAAGATCCCAGTAACTGAGTAAGTGTAGCTGATGGTTCTTTAAAAGGCAGTGGTATTAACGAAGCTCTAATATCCCCACCAGGGGCATCTATATCTCTAAACTCACCAGGATTAAGAGGTTCATCATCGTTACGTATTCGAATACCTCTAGCTTTGAACCCTGCCGGTAAGTTGGCAAGTGTGCCAGCATCCATAAGCTGTCTTAGTATTCCTGTGACAGCGCGACCTAATCCACCAATCATGTGGATTAAACCAAAACCGTAAAAACCTAACCCTGGTAAAAATTTATAATGAACAAAGTATTGCCGCTTTCTTTTTAGCGGGTCACCTTCGTCATAGTTCCTTGTAATCGACAGAACCTGTCCTGATCCATGGTCTAACGTAACAATGTAAGGCAACTTAATACCTGTCTCTTCGCCATCCGCGCTTCTGTCTTCGAAACCCTCTATGTCAAGATCTGTATGTATTTCAAGGATTGTGTACTCGTCATCCATATTATTAGGACTGACACCCTCAATCTCAGAGGTCTTCTCTCGAACCATATCTTCATATTCGTTACTATCAGGAGATAGGTCTATATCCCTATAAATCCCTGCAACCTGTAACTTACGAATAGAGTTCTCCGACATCCTAAGAACATGTGTAATGCGACTGCTAGTCGCTAAATCTGTGCAAGAGTATGGGACAACCAAGTCTTGCGCCTGCACAAAACGCGACACA